ATAGAGGTCATGGCATTGGCCCAGCTTAGATTATAAATATTCTCATGTAATAATAAATGGCATACCAACTTCAGCCTGGTCTTGCGATCGTTCAGAATTCGGGTGCTCTCCCAGCAGTGAAAGCGACGGAAGAAGTCTTCGTGTACCCTCAGCCCAGTTCTATTAACTGTGGTGGGTGCCGCCCAAACACCATGCTCTATGGCACAGCTCCATACATGGCGGGTAAGGGTTCTCCAGCGCAGTACATTGATGTGAGTGACCAACTTCGTCCACAATCAACTACCCGTTTTGGTAGAGTTATTGTTCCAACCTATGAGCGCAACCTCTTTCCACTTTCCAATATGGAGTGCAAAGTGCCTCTCCGTACCATGAGTTATGAGCCAACCAGTACACGAGCGGAACTCCAGAACGGACTTTTTCAACAAAGATACGCTAATAAAAATGTTACTAAAAAATAAGAATGGCCGATCCCATTTCACTTGCAGCCGTCGCTGGTTTAATTTACGCTGGTAGGGCTTTGAGCAACAAGCCCGAAGCACAAGCACAAGCACAACCAGAGCCAGTTGTTCAACAACCACAAGTTGTCTATGATGAGGACCCAGTCCCACAATTCGTTGAAAATGAGTTTGAGCCACGCGTTGAAATTCCCCAAAAGATGGAGATGGCGAGTTTCGCGGACATTGGTCGCCAACAACGAAGCGGTGGTCAGGAGATTCTCAACATGAGAAACCGTATGTATGATACCGGTCGCATGAACAACCTTTCACCAATTGAGAAACAAATGGTTGGTCCAGGTTTGGGTGTTGGTGCCGATACCCCAGCGCAAGGTGGTTTCCAACAGATGTTCCGTGTGAATCCAATCAATGTTGGTGAATACCGTCTCACTACACTCCCAGGCCGATCAGGTCCAGCTGCGGATGTTACAGGTGGTCGTGCGGCGGTTGTTGGTCAATTGACCCACAATAAACCTGAAACCACAGCATACCTTCCATCTCGTCTTCCCACAATGGCAGGACGGGCTCAGGGTATGTCCGGTGCTATACCAAGAGCGAGTCACCAGAAAACTATGCGAACCACCAACCGTTCAGAGACCGGTCTCCGCGCGGATGGACTTGGTTTCAATGGCGCGAAGCGTTTTGTTTCAGCCCAGACGATGCCACAAGACCCAACTCGTTTCAAGAGTGATCGCAATGACATGCAATTTGCCCACGCAAGTCACGCAGCTCCAGGTATTACAAACTTCAGTGGTGCTTACTCTACAAGCGCAGCTGCCCAAATTACAACAAAGAATAACGAAGAATTGATGAAGTATGGTTTCCGTCCAGAAGATCGCAGAGGTAAGGCGAACCGTATGGGTAACAGAGGTCGTATGAATGTTCGGGAGAGTGCCCTCAAGCAAGGTGGTGCTTTGACAGCAGTGCGCGCCGATACATCTCGTATTGATGGTCGTTTTGGTACCGCCGATGGTGGATGGACTCAGAACTACCAACAAAAGCCTTTCCATCAATTCAATGCCTACAAGGGCAACGAGAATCCCAACTCAAGAAACTTGGATATTGCGAAGAGACAACTCCAGAACAACCCATTGGCCCACCACATTTATTAAGTGTGTATTAACAAATTATAGACAAAAACAATCATTAAAATATTGTACCTATATTTTAATGAAGGTTCATACCCTTGATATAGATAGCAGTGAGAGAGATACGAATGTATATACATATGCTAACAATTATACAGTCACTCTCAAGGAACCTATATATGATGTGACGCAGATAAAGTTAATTTCCTGTCGTATCCCAACACCTCAATTGACAACATGTGCCACGAATAAGACATTTAGTATTTATGATTCAGGTGCACCCGATGATATTATTGAGGTTACCCTTGATGAAACTAATTATGTGGGTGGTGCCGCTTTAGCTTCTGATTTGGATACTAAAATGCAACCACCCCTCACATGTATAGACTCCGTTGTTTTTGATTCTGATACACAAGCCCTGACCTTTTCAAATACGATAGCCAGTAACACTTTCACATTCAAGTTTTTTGATGGTACGAATGGTTATCTCAGTAATACCTCCACGACAACACCTCACCAAGTTATGGGGTTTTCATCAAAAAATCCAGAGAGTGGCGACACCGTGATTTCTGGGGCTATCAATTTGGAAGGTCCAAATTCTCTTATTATTCGTATGACATCTGGATCTGACGAATTCACAAAAACTGTATACTCGGCAACACCATTCTACACAGGGCACATTCTTCTAAATGGCACCGATTACATGAATTATCACCACGCAGATGATCCACTTACACATGAATTCTACAGGGGGGCACAAAAGTATATCAAAGACATCAAATTAGAGTTCTTCTACATGAGCCACGGGCGTCTCATCCCATATGATTTCAGGAATCAGGATCACATTTTGAAATTTGAAATTACATGTTCTACGGACAAATTAGAGGGACTACCAAAGGTTCCCCCGGAAACCGTTAAGAAGGAGTTACCGCCACCAATAAGTATCCCCGAAGTTCTGGTGGATTCTTATAGATGGAAAGAGTATCTCTCCATTGGAGTGATTGTGTTTATTGGAATTGTTCTCTTGTCTCTGATGAAGCGACGCCCAAAACTTAGCGAGTAATCGCGAAGACTGGTTGCGCTGGCTTGGAGACGCGAGTGGAGATGCCGGAGACGACCATGTAGACCGCAATGGACAACAAGGTGGTCAAGATCGCGGTGAGGGTGTACTGGGTACCACCGTTCTTTGGCACTTTAACAACTTGCTGGATGACCCAACGGACCAAGTCCATCCAGCTCATCGCCGCGGCGAAGCTGAAGCCCGCAACAATGGCGTTGAGGGATTGAGTTTCCAATTCTTGGGTAACAAGGTTAACAGTCTTGAGAGCTTGGGCAGTCATGTCAGCCATGATGAGAGTTTTATACTATATGTATAGAAATTTTTCATTCTGGTAATAGTTCCTCCTTCTGAACAATTTTTTTGTATTTGGGTTTCCTAACTATTTGTGATTTTGCGAATATTTGCTCTTCTTCCTCATCAGAATCTCCATCAGAACTACTTCCTGAATCTTCGTCACCTGTAGCTTTGAATGACTTATATTCAGAAATCGTCCATCCCTCCGGCTCCGATGTACTCATTACTATTAATAGCATTTTTTAACATCTCTTCTACCGGACTTTGTGGAACCCACTGTTCCCAACGGTCGTAGGCCTCGTTCATCTGTCTGAAGATAGTGTCATTACCAGAGTATCTCTCAAATGGGGGACAGTCTTCTGGGGCAATCTCCTCAAGGTCATCTTCGTCTGAAGACTCTTCGTCATAAATCTCTGGATAGAGGGATCCAATGTTTTGACCAACTGTATACATCACACAATACTTAATCGCATATTCCATATCTTCTGAGAGTACCGTGTTACGACCACACGCTTTGGAATATTCGGCTGCCATGACCATACTTCTCTCAAGAACGGGGAGAAGTATCCCCATGAGGGCTTGTTGTTGGGACTCCTCGTAAGCCCCAGAAGATTCACCAAAACCAGTTTTCATCATCTTTCTTAGTATTTCAAATCAAAAAGAGTTCGGGCAGTTCCCTCACTTACGCGAAGGATATTGTGACTCACAGCGTACACTCTAACTTGTCTTGCATAATCGGCACATGGGGTCAGACTTAGGTTGAGTATTTGTTCTTTCACAAGACTAAAGTTGATCTGACCCGTTGGATACCACTTTTCTGGTTCAAGTGCAAAACTATACGAGTAGAATCGTCTAATAAGTTGTGTCTTGGAGTGATGAATGGCTGCCTGGACAGCCTTAAGAAATATAACATTCCCAGTTTCCTGTGTAATTATGGGTTGGCCATCAAGATCGAGGGTAAGATAATCAAGATTTTCATAAAGAATATACTTACCACCTGTGTCTGCGAGCGTATTATCGTAATCAAATGGGGTTATAAATTGACCCTCACTAGTTCCTGTATCCCCCTGTCTTTGAATCACAAAGTAGAGCTCCCTCACTGGATTGTAAAAATCCAATTTGAATCCAGCATCTTGTACACCTTGTGCAACATCAAATACATTTTGTTGAACTTGTGTGATGATATAATCTCTCATCTTTTCATTCTCAATTTTGATTCTCTCACAAGGATCAATAAAAGCAACTTCTGCACACAATGAAAAGTCTTTGAGATGAATACTACCAGGTGTTACTGCTTGAAGTTCTCCGGTTGTACCCTTTATAATCAGATGATCATGATTTCTTATTTTAATTTCAACTTCAACTTCCTGTTTCTTAATAGCACAGAGAGGCACTGCTAATTCTGGATTATTGTAAAAGTAAAATGGGAGGTCCACAAAGAATTCATCCTCTTCATCTGCCTGCCCAATTGAACCCAAGATATCCTTGTCTGAAACCCTTGTATCAATTGTTCGTTCTGGATACTTTCCAATGAGTTGTTTGAGAGCCCTCTGTTTTGTTTGTGTAACAAAGTGCTCCGAATGTATCTGAAGATAGTCACTTGTGAGTCTCTGAATGACTTTTCCACCCACAATGAGATCAGCATATTCAATGAGAGCGTGACCAATAGATTCTATAAATCTTGGATCTGTGTATAGTATGGTTGAAATGGTTGGCAACTTAATCTTCACACTGAGAGTCAATAACAAATCACCAGTATTTTGAGCCACTTTGAATCTCGCCTTGCTACCAAAGTCAACAGCCGTCTCTGCGTCTATGTCTACATATTCTCTTGCAAAGTTTGAATGTTTCTTGAAACTTTGCAAAAAGTATGTATAGTCTGGGTCTATGGTAAAAAACCTGTCTTGAGCACCAGATGCCAAGAGCTGAACAACACCAGCCATTACTATTATAGCATTCTAAAATTTTAAACCAGCTAATCCACTATCAACACGAAGTATGTTGTAATTTACGGCGTACACTCTGGTATTATTATTGTCACTATCATTGATTGGGTCTATCTGAATTGTGAGGAGTTTATGAAATATACGGCTCATATTAACTTGTCCAGTTGGGTAATACACTTCTGGTTTTAGGGCAAAACTATACATTCCAAACTCTGATTGTTTATAATTTGTGCCGGCTACATATTCTGGTGGACTGATGTGATGTTTGAGGGATTGTTCATATACAAGAAACTTTCTACCTCTATCAAAAACAACTTCATTATTAAATTGAAGTTTTACATTTGACAAAGTGTTATATCTATTTGGATGATTTGCGGTAACAGCTGCTTCAGACTGTGACACAAAGAAGAGTTCCCTCACTGGATGTGAAAAGTTGAGCATCACCGACTTTGTGTTTTCACCAGCTTTCATCACAAACTTTGACATTTGTACCTGAGTGATGACATAGTCAAGTGGTCTGGACATCATGTAGTTTCTCTCGTTATCGGTGAGAAACACAAACTCTGTATCAAGTGAAATCTTTTTGAGATTTGCTGTAGCATTTTCTGGATTAGCACCACTTACAAGTTCTGCGAGGGGTCTCAGTTTTATCCGAACCTCAACAACCTGTTTAGTGAGGGCACATGTTGGAATAGCCAGACTTGGATTACGATAAAAGTAAAATGGGAGGTCCATAAAGTATGTATAATCACCTGTGTGTGCGAGTGTTTCACCATGGCTATTCAGAAAGTACACAGTCTGATCTATATCATCATCTGTATTATGGAGTTGTTGGTGAATGTATATGTACTCACCTGTAATTTTCTCAATGGTTTGTCCACCAATAAGAAGTTCGGCACTCTCCACTAAATGTGACAGAACAGATGGACACCATTCATACCCAGAAGAGGGGTCGTCAAGGGTTATTTTCAAATTCAAGTTTTTAATCAAGTCTCCTCTATCATTTGGAACACGGCAAGTAACGGTTTTACCAAATGTGGAATCTCCATCAAACTGACTTTCAATATAATTTATAGCAAACTTTGTGTGTCTTCTAAAGTTCATCAGGAAATATGAAAACTGTGGATCTCCTGTGAGCCATTGGTCTTGGACTCCAGTGGTGGCAAGTCTCAAACGACCTGACATTCCTACATTATGTGAGTAAAATTTTGCTAAATAAAACGAGACACTACTGTAGAATGAATCTTCAATTGAGGAAATTCAAACCCGAGGCTATGTCAGATGATAGAGTCTGTGTGTTTATCGGAAAGCGTAACACAGGGAAGTCAACCTTAGTAAAGGATATTATGTATCACAAGAAACATATACCAGCAGGGATTGTACTATCGGGTACGGAGGAGGGGAATCACTTTTATGGTGAGTTTATTCCAGACCTCTTTGTCTACGGTGAATACGACAGAGATGCAATAGAGCGGGTTATATCCAGGCAGAGAAAGATAATTGGCACAAAGGGGAAGAATCCATATAATGGTGCTTTCATGCTCCTTGATGATTGTATGTATGATAGTAAGTTCCTGAAGGATACTTGTATTCGCCAGTGTTTCATGAATGGTAGGCACTATAATATCTTCTTCATGTTGACAATGCAGTACGTCATGGATCTGCCACCAGCACTTAGGGCAAATGTAGATTATGTATTTATACTTAGGGAAAATATCATTCAGAATAGAGAGAAATTGTACAAATCATTTTTTGGGATCTTCCCCTCATTTGACATGTTTTCAAAAGTGATGGATGCGTGTACAGAAAACTATGAGTGCCTCGTATTAGACAATACTGTAAAATCTAATAAGATCACCGACTGTGTATTCTGGTACAAAGCCACAGTTAGAAAGGGGTTTAGGGTTGGAAGTCCCAACCTCTGGAAACTCCATAAAAAGATGTACAATCCCAAATACTTGGATCAAAGTGAGGAGGATGCCAAGAAAGCCACCAAGAAGACACACCTTAAGATTACAAAAGCGAAATGATAAAGAGGAACTCGGTAACCTTCTTTGGTCTATTCTTTAGGTTACGACCCCCCTTGTAGGATGAGTAGTCAATTTCAATTTTTTCGTATCTATAGGGTCTCAAGATCTCTTCCCACTCTTCAGGTTTGATGAAACCCTCATTATTGTAGGACACCAAGGTATGTTTCGCTTTCTCGGTAGCTAACTTCAAGGTAAGTTCCATAGCTTCTCTAATTTTACCTCTACTATTGTACTGACTTTTGTTCCAATCCCCAGGGATACCTGATACTTTTGAAACTGTATGAGGTCTCTCATTGGTACATATGAGGTTAAGCATGAAGTAATTTGATCCATATGGGTGTTGATTATAGGGTGGATCCAGGTAGATGAGGTCTACTTTGGGGAGTTCCCTCAGAAAATCACAAGCATCTTGGCGCCGTAGCTCAACATCCCTTGTCGGCTCCAACCACACTGGACACTCAACTTCAATTCTCTTTGTGATTCTGTCCAGCGCATGACCACCTTTACCACCCCAACCACCTCTATGGAAGCCCTTGAAGACCCCCGAAGTATTTGTGTGAATACTCGCCTTCACGAGGAGTGGTCCAAGGCAGTATGGTTTAAGTTGATCAGGGACACACCTCTCAATGTAATCCAACATACCATCAATTCTTCTTCCATTTTCAGGAGTATAAAACTGTCTCTCTTGGGACGCATACATCTCTGTGAAAACCCCAACTTTATCTGGACATCTATTCATCTCCTCAAGGTGCCGAAGAATATCATCGGCATTAGCCCAGGAGGGGGTCACCAAAAAACACTTTGAAAGGATTTCACAATAAAGTTCAAGATCATTCACATACAATTTCTCAGAGTGGTTCAATAACATTCTTGAGACAACACCGGACCCAGAAAAGGCATCGGCGCATGTTTGAGGTTGAAGTCTCTTGACAATTTCTTCAATCTTATTGACAAGTTTCCTCTTGTTGCCAATGTATGTTATCATTGGTTGTTGAACAAAATCATTCATTCTTAATCTTAAATTGTGTGAAATCTCTAACTCAAAAACATAAGACTATACTAAATGTCCACGGATATTAATACCCTCAACCTGGCGGATAATGGTGATGGAATGGTACCAATTAGTGACAATAGATCTACAACATTTGTCAATAATGAACAACCAGCGTTTTCGGAACCCGAAAAAAATGTCAGTCAAAATAAACAGACGATGGACTCCACCCCAATTAATGACATTATGATGGAACCACCAATGATGACAGAGGAGCCCAGAATGCAAGGCATGATGCCACAAATGACTGCTCCACAACCCCAGGGTGCTTACGCTATGCCACAACAGGAAGCGAAGCCAGAAAGCAAGAACCCATTCAACCTCACCGACGATCAATTGATCGCTCTCGTTGCGGGTGCCGCTGCCGCTCTTGCTGTGTCTAAGCCAGTTCAAGACAAGCTTGTTACTTCAATCCCCAAGTTCCTCAACGAACAAGGGTCCCGAAGCATGGTGGGCTTGGCTTCAACCGGTTTGGTTGCTGCTGTGGTCTTCTACTTTGTGAAGGATCAAATTGTCAAACCCTGATTTGACTCCCAACCCATATTAGAATAGATTGAGTTATCAATACCTGAATAATAGGTAATCAAAGCTCCTCCGGCAAACGCTGTCATGAGCAAGGCACTCAACTTAAGTGTCTTGCTTCTGTCACTTCCATATTCCTTCACCGCATCCTTTGTATCACTCATCATGAGATTCATAACATATGTAATCAAGAACGCAATCATCGTTGTTGAAATCATAAAAAGTCTGTCAACCGCGAGTCTTGGTACATTGCCAATGATGTATCTCAAAATATTTGGAACCACGAGGGTCATCACTATCAAGTTCAAGAAATAGTTATTACTCATATGAGGTATGACAGTAATTCCATATATCGTTATATAATACGCAATGACTGTCAGCAAGACGCTGAGGGGAGTCTTCATTTAATATGAAGGAAGAAGATTATTTATCCTGAATGTGTTGTCCGCAAAACTTGGTTCTCTCGGGTATCTTTTCATAGATACCCAACTCCACGCACATATCACGAAGTTCAAGGTAATTATTCCAAAACTGCTCGGAGTGTGAGTACTCATCAACTGTACAATGGGCTAATTCGTGGATGAGGACATGGAAGATTTCATTTGGGTTACCGTCAAGGCACAAGGCAATTTCTTGTCCCTTGTTTGTATTGTAACCAACAGATTCACTCATGGAGTGGAACCCGGTGAGTGGCACACAACGCGCGAGCATCTGATACTTTGGGTGACCTGTGGAGGAAATGTGCTCACGAAGGACTCTATATTTCTCCCTGACTTCCACGAGTTCCTGGGGTTCGCGAGTTTGGGAGAGTATCCAAATGTTTATGAGGATCAATACAATGAATGCGATCATCTCTTATATACAAAGATAAATTTGCTATACAGTTCTGAAATTGGATTTCCTGTGAGACCCTCCCACAATTCTAATTTAAAACCCATTTCTTCTAAATGTGTCACGAGAAGGTCACGGTAGGCTATAGGCTCCGACTTGGGTCCATCGGCATAGAAGGGGGTATCCACCAGGTTTACAAACAATTTTTCACCGTAGCCACCATTCCCATGATTCTTTGTAAGGAAAAAGTTACCCATATGATCCTTGAGAGGTGTCCTAAATATGATTTTCTCTGAATCTGGTATAATACCTATGAGTCTTCCACCGGGTTTCATTCTCTTCTTAATCTCCCTCAGAGAACTAAAAAACTTTCCGTGACTTTCAAAAATGTAGTGAAGTGAAAAGTTGTAACACACAATATCAAACTTTCTATTTGGACAATTGTGGATGTCACCCTCATAGAAGTTTACCCTCATATGCATATTCTTAGCACGGCTTCTGGCCTCTACAAGGGCTGACGGCTCTGGATCACACATACTCATATTTGCTCCACACTTATACCATTTCTGAAGATCACCACCAAAGCCACATCCCACATCAAGGATCTGATGCCCCTCCCTCGTCACACATTGTATGAGTTCCCTCTTGGCATTATTATGGTTTCGGCGGATCTCTTCCATATCTTTTTAAATATTCATTCTTTTAAGGTAACTTAAGTTGTATATCTTCAGAACCAAATGGTGAAGATGGAAGCCAATTGAATAGGTAATAATATACATGACCGGTACCTTTGAGGAACTTTAATTTTTCCAGGTCTTCTCCCCTATGACCAATATCAAGGGTATTGAACACATCATAACCTTGATTCCTCGCGAGTACAAAGGCGTCGTTGTACACATTACCAACCATGTAGAACGCGTAGACTTGTTTAACTGTGTCTCGTCCATCTACGCGATCATATGGCACTTCATAAAACGAAATGAAATCGTCTGTCTCGTCATTCACATATGAATGAATTGGAAGTATCCAATGTTTAACCCACTCTCTGTCAATTTGGGGTGCCATTTTGAAGTCACTGAAGTATTTTTCAAGTATTCGGGTGACTTTTGGTACATCCTCGTGTGTCATCTTCCTAAATGGGGAGTTTCCACGAACTTCAAAATACTTCTCTCTCAACCGATCTGTTTGGTAGAAGCCAGTCTTGACAAGCCTCTTGACATTGAGGAAACGATGCCAATAGGAACTCTTTGCTATAGAACCGGGTATCTTTGTCACGGCTGTGTATACTGCCTGCCACACACCTTTTGTATTAGCGATTCTTTTGATTTCGCTGATGAGCACTGGCGCAAAACCCCTGTCCCGATAGTTGGGATGAACACAAAGAAAATTGATTTGAACCATATTGAGAACATCCTCGCACACTCTCACTTTTGTTGGAACACTTGAAATGTATCCAATGAGTTCACCCGTATCATTGTGGCGGATACCTCTATTTTCGTATCCACACATCTCAGCTGCCCATTTGAGGGTTTCAAGGGAGTATGTCAATCTAAAAGTTTCATCACACACATAATGAGCATTCAGAAGTTTGTGTGCTTCTTCAAGTTTGGGTTTATCCCATGAAAAACCATCAGGAAGTTTGATTGGTTCATTTACAACATTCTTCTCCTTTTCAATTTCCTTGCCAGTTTCATATACAGCACCTTCTTGAGGCACAGGTTGTTTATCCCAAAATGTCCTCATTTACAATACAAGTAGCTTAAAGTTTTAAGTATTGTGTAAGATATAAACATGTCTCTTGAGCAAGATTACACTACCGTTCCAGGTCAATTGTATGCGTGCCTCTCTGTTGTCGGACCAGAGGCGCCACAGAAGAATGATAAGTTTGGTATCAAGATTCGTGGCGCCTTTGCCTCCCGCGACGAGGCTGCGGCGCATGCGAAGCGTCTCCAAAAGGAAGATAGCACCTTTGACATCTATGTTGTTGACATGTACAAGTGGCTCCTCATTCCACCAGATCCCCTCAAGATTGAAGATGTTCACTATCAAAACGAAAAGTTGGAAGAGATCATGAGCGGTTACAAGGAAAATCAAGCTGAAGCTGCGCGTATGTTCAACGAGCGTAAGCGTGATATGATGGAAGCTAAGTCATATGTCAAGCCAGGTGACGAGAACTCTATGTTTTACACCAGACCAGACGAGCCACCAGTGAGCCACCCAGCTGATGTTATTGAGAAGCTCAAGAAGGAAAAGCCAGATGCTCAGATGGAAGACCTCGTGAAGGAAGCTGATGCCATTGTTGCGGCGGAGATTGAAGAGCGACGCAAGTGGCGTGAAGCACGAGACGCTGAAGCCTCTACCGAAGCCAAGATTGAAGAAACTAAGGATGAGGGTGAACCAGAAGTCTCTTCAGCCTAAATTAAATATTCGTTAATTTTAGAACAAAATGTGGAAAATAATTTTGACCATTATTTTGACTAGTGCGTTCTTTATTTTGTTTTTTGAACCAAGTAACATTGTGACTTCAAAAAACAAAAGTAGGAGAGTTAAGGTGGATACAGCACACGGATTCATTGAGGATACACGCGACGCGTTCATCATACCTATGTATCCAACTCAAGTTATGAATCGTGATATCACAGGAAAGATCATTCCAATTTATGGAGACACAGGCAACTTTACCGGATACTCAAGCGTACCTGAGGATCACTGGTTGCATGGTTTTCCCCATGAAAAAGCCGAGTAAAAACACAGCAAATGCTATGATCCATACCGACTTATCAACATTTGAGAAAAAATCATTTCTGTCTGTTGGGTATGCGTGAAATTGTTGTTGTGGTGGATACATCATTTCAGAAGGTTGAAAATAGTATTCCTCTTCGTTTATAGGTGTACTATCTTCATGCTTCTCTTCCTTTTCTTTAAATGGATCCTCTACTGGATTGTAATCAATTGGATTTCCTATATCAGTTTCCATTTTCTAATATAGATTCTGTTTTTTTTAAGCATCTTCTTCCTCACTTTCTTCTTCATCGTCATCTACCAAAAAATCCTTCAAACTACCTTCATCATCGTCATCATCACTCTCATCGTCAGAATAATATTCATCTTCAGTGTCAATATCAGATCCCAAATCGGAATCGTGATCTTCGGGGGCGTAATCGTCTTCAAGAATAGCTTCTTCTGGTTGATAGAGTTCTGGCTTCTTTATCTGTCGCCCTGATCGTGTCCTGGTCTGAACCATTTAAATAAATAAAGACTCCTGCCTTTTAAGTATCTTTTCTTGTATTTCTTCCCTAAAATCAAAATCGGCGTACAGTGCGAGCTCTTCAAGTGCGTTTTGGGCATCTATATGACGACCCTCACTCTTGTATTTTAGATAATCTTTATAGAGTTGTGGGTGAATCCCTGAATACATATGAAATTCATCTATTTGGGGGATGGGTTGTGGTATTTCAATATCGTTGATGAGTTTTGCCGCAAGAAATACGGTGACACCAACGAGAATGAGAGCCATTCTTCTACTGTTGTGTTTTATTTTTTTGGGGGTGGTTTGAGTGCTTCCTTAACACTCCCACTAAGTTCGTGTGTTCTGGATCTACTCTTTGTACACACGGGACACTTTTGTGTTATTTTACTACCCTTAATGACATAGGACATTGTACAATCTTGGTGATCGCCCCCAATTGTTTCACAATATGTTGAAGTTGTGAGAGCGATGAAACCACCCCTCTGTTGTGTAATGCTTACAACGCGAGTGTCATCTGGACATTTCATACATCTGCGCATGAAAGATTCAAGGGGCCCTTTCACATCACTTTGTTTGATTTGGGGCTTCTCCTCAAACTTTTTGATTTCTGGACACTTTCTGAGATCCTCCTTTTGGGGATACAACTTTTCAACAATCTTGGGTGTGAGGGTATGTTTGCGACCATAGAAATCTTTACAAAAACCATCGCGTCGCCCCCTTATCGTTTCACACCTACAGAAACACTTTTGTGCTATACACGAACCACTGACATGAAACCATATATGATTGGAGCTATGAGCCCTCTTGAGGTTCTCACAATACTTGGAGTTGGTTGAAACGAGATAGGTCTCCTTGTGTTTGAAAAGTTTTGTCACCACAGAAGTAGACTGACCTTCCATATTCCTCTGAATGAAATCCTCAATGAGACCCTTGAGCTCATCATTCTCAATTTCATCTTTTGTTTGAGCATCGGTGAATGACCCCTCCTTTATGACAGAAGAAGGTGGCTCCACTGTAATGTGTTGCGGTTGTTCCGTCCGAATGGAGGACATTTTCAGAATATCCAAATTTGGTTGTGGATCAATTTTTGTCAATTTACTGAGGGGTCCATGATTATAGATGAATAGAGGGAGGTAGGCAACTTGTACAACTTTTCCCTTTCCTTCACACTCCTCACACCCCTGGCCACCACATTGGGTGTGCTTTGCCATCTTGTGCGACCATGGCATGCGAAAACCACTCCCCTTGGATTTCCTACGAACATCACCGTACACGGCGGCGTCTATAATTTCATTCCAATCCGTAGCGCCTTTAGCTCTTGAGAGTGCCACGAGAATGTGCTCCCTGAGAGCAATAGCCGATGGTTGATCTACAACAAATTCTGGCCAGTTGAGGTGGACGCCAGTCTTTGTATACTGCCCAACTGTTTTGGGAGGTGATACAGAGATTAGACAATCCTTACCACCATGGCGCTTTACTTTGTCACATATGATCTTACAAATATCCTGAATCTCTTCAATTGTGAGGGACCTGGTATCTTTGTAATCAATGTCCACGAAAAAGTTGTACCTGGGACTCTTCTGTTCAACGACAAACAGTTTCTCACCAGACTTGACAGCCTCTATATACTTTTCGTGGAACTCGTTCAATTTATCAAATGGCACGGAAAGGACACCACCGTCCATGAGCACATGTGATAGATTGGTTGCATTGTTAAATTTTTGTTGTGTACACCACCGTTTAAACATACCTTTGTATCGCGTCTAACCTCTAAACCACCTCATAAAAGAAACATCGGCATACTCTTTAGGTGATTCTGCGAGATCCTTCTTGATGACGAGGAGTTCGTAGACTTTCTTATCTTCATTTTCCTTTATCCATTCTTCCACCTCTTCTGGACAGAGGCCTCTATTTGTTTTGAGGAGCTCTCCAATCTGCATTAAAATGTAAGACTTTGACTTCATTCTACTTTATAGAGAATGTTTTTCTATTGAGAGAACTTACACACGAATAAAACTCTGGATTTCTGAGGACATTGTCTACAATGAGTTTCCACCTCTTTCGGGTATTGAACTCCTCGAGGGTATCAAAACTCATGTAGTCATTTTCATCAAAAGTTTTCTTTATTGGTTGTTTGTTAATTTTTTTGAGATTCGTTTTTTGTTTCTCATCGTAGAACTTTCTTACGAGTGTTTGTTGTTGGGGTTTGGTATAGTCTACAAAAAAGATGAAAACATTATATTCCAAATCCACCGTTGGACTCTCTTTGACTGTAAATTTAAATTCTGTATACTCACCATTTTTGAGGGCAACCACACCACGAGTCTCTTCCTCAAGTTCACGGAGGGCACAACGAAGGGGATTGAAAATCTCCCGTCGTCTACACCCCCCTGTGACAAAAATCCAATCCTTAAAGCGTCGATCCCTCACTGTGAGGAATTTAGGCTTTTCGTCAGCAAAACTGACCGGTATCGCTATAGCTTTGTATTTTTTCATTGCGCATTCGCAAGTTATAATAAACGGATATGTTTATTCCTCCTCTTTTTCTTCGGCATCTTCCTTTTCAATTTCAGGTTCGGTTTGGGGTACGGGTTTCCCTTCGGGTGCACTGAGACGGTGCACGAGATGGGCCGAGAAATTCTTAAGATTTTCAACATCAGTTTTAGCCTTGTTCATCTCCTTGAATAAGAAGACAACACCAGCAATCGCCACAATTGTGGCGATCATCATGAGGGTTTCACGGTCCATTGGAATCATTATGTATTATTTGTGCGCCTTCTTTTTAAGTAAGAGCACCCATATGGGTTCGTCCTGGTGGAGGACATTCATAGGGACTTTGGGCAAATTGCACGGCTTCGTAATGCGTAGGTTCACAAGACTTTTGAGTTGGTGGTGTAGGTTGGCCCACAAACTTTTCAAGTGTCCTGGATTTGGGATCGTACGTCAATACAAAAACGATGGCGAGGAGGAAAACTAAGTTCCACATGGTGTTTTATTAATTAGTTAGAATATAAAAGGCCACCCATACCGTTCTCAACACGGAGGATGTTGTAGTTCACGGCGTAGATGTCGTCATCACAATCTCGGGTGTCGTTGACGATGCGAGCTGAATCAAGGCGAGAGAAGTTGAGGGTACCTGTGGGTTGGAGCTTACCAGTTTCCAAGCAGAATGGATACAAGAAGAGGGTCTTGACAGTCGCTGGCTTGGCGGAATTGGTTGTGTTAAAGTAGAGTGGGACATGGGAGAAGTTTGGATCCGCAAACTTGAAGTCGGCCACATCAGTCCCGTTGATTTGAAGCTTAAGCTTGTTATCATCGTTGAGGATTTCAAGGGCAGTCGCCTTACCAGCCGCGAGGTACTTCACTGGGTGGTTGAAGTTGAGCTCTTGGATCTTGGTGAGGGAGGCGGTCGCCTTTTGGACTTGGGTGATGATCATGTTTTGTGGAGTGGAGGCAAAGTGCTCACGCTCTTGGGTATCCAGGTACACATAGTTGGCATAGACATCCCACTTATCGGTGGCAGCCGTGGAGCCCCAAGTGATGCGGAGTTCCACATCGTGGTACTGGAGAGCAACGAGGGGAAGGGCCGTTTGGAGGTTTTCGCAGAAAGCAAAGCGGAGTGGGTAGAAACGGGAATCGTTGGCACCACCGAAAAGGTCACCTGAGACGGACTTGGAAGAGTTTGTGGCTGAGAGCACTGGGGCGATGAGGGTGGAGTAGGTGGAATCCTGGTCATCAACGACTTGACCACCGATGAGGAGTTCAACCTTGGCAATCTTGGTGCGCCATTGAGTGGCGCTGTACCCCTGAGTGGCAGAGCCGTCATTTGGGACAAGGTACACATAGCTGAGGAGATCCCCCTTGCGTTCAAAGCGAACAGTGGACATACCCCCGTTAGAGACATTCCCCTGGATCACTTGGCGTTCCACAGTTTGGGAGAAGTTTGTGTGGCGCTTGTAGGTACTTCTGAAAAAGCTGATTTCGGGTGAGCCGACAAGGTGCGCATCCTGAGCACCGACAGCAACGAGTTGGGCAATACCACCAGACATTTTATAGTATAGTGAGAGTTTTTTTTAAGTCTGGGTAAAGTTCATTAAAGGTTGAGACCCATGTCACATAAATGTATCCACCTGGTTGTATATTCACATTTGATGATGTGTTTACAGATGAAGAATGTGACTATCTCATAGAAATGACAGATAAATACACTATAAAGGGTCGTGAGGTCTATGGACCAGCGGCTAACGTACCCGCGGACAGTGTCAATTCATTAGAACTTTCCGATACCAAGGTCCAAGACCTAACTTTTGAAAAGGTTCTAAAATATTCAAAGAAGAGTATGATATTGAGATGTGTGGATTTTCGTCACCCACCCTGTGTAAAATTAAAGGTGCGACGCGGTGGCACAAAGATGGTGTCATCATGGCGAAACAGGTACACAATGGGATGTGCCCAGCATCAGAATTGAGAAATATGAGTATCATTATAGCTCTCAATTGTGATCCCGAACAAGGGTGTACAATTAAATTAAAAAGGGGTCAAGCAGTGGCCTTTCCACCATACTGGACACGAATGATCTTGGGGGTGGAACTGTACGATACACTGTGAACTGTTGGACCCATGACTAACCACAGTGGTACGTACATCCCACATAGGCCGCTTTGTGGACCGCATTGGCTTCATCCGTTGGTACACCAGAGACGTCCAGGTAGCGGATTCGGTACTCGGGTTCAGTGCGATCAGTGTCCATCCATTGGAGACGCCCGTAGCTGTCAAGGACATTGTTACCGTCGTCATCCTTGAGGATCACCTGTACAGGGAGCTTCTCTGGTTCAAAGTCGCAATCCATGGTTGATTTGGCTACTGTACAGCTTCTAACAATGTCGTCATCTTGTCTTTGGGCATAACCAGGGAGGTGGGACGTTGTGACATAGTCCCCGGAGACCACATTTCCATTGGTATTCGCGACCCAAAGAGCCCCTTCACCGAGGGAGTTTACGATGACCCTATTGTCACCACTTTCCTTGTCCTGCCTGATGACTGTGGCACCGGATGTCTGTGAACGTGTGGTCCCACTCTGCTCAAAGTGGTCCACAACACCAAAGACCGACCTGTCATTGGCCACATTGGACAGAGAGACCACAGGGAGGGCCTCCGACGACTTAATGGCACGGGTCCCGGTGGTTAGGGACCCATTGAGACTGACATACTTGTTCTTGTTGGCCGAAACGACAAGGCCCTGACCCATGGGTCCCTCAGGGAAACAGATGTGTTGACCCGTGAAGGAGAGGAGAGTGCCAGCGGCTACAATGGGTTTGGAGACGATGAGAGACGTCGGTGGATTATAGATGTAGGCGGAGTTGGCTTCATTTGTCGACGCGATCGTGTAGGACCCGTCATTCGAGAGGGAGACCTCGACGCCGAAGCCGCGATTGTTCCCCGGATCCGGAGCCACCATCTTGGACTGGAAGCTCCAACTGGTCCCGGAGCGTCTGTAGATGTAGGCGGAACCGGACCCACTGAAGCCGCCGTCGTCATCCCTCCACGCCCCCGCGAGAGCATAGGACCCGTCACCCGAAATCTCGGCGGCCCAGCCGAAGTAGTCATCGGGCCCCGGATCCGGAGCCGTAATCTTGGACTGGAAGTTCCAACTGGACCCGGAGCGGACGAAGATGTAGGCGGAACCGGAGTTGGTCGCGCCGGCGTCATCGTACGCCGCCCCCACGAGGGCGTAGGACCCGTCATTCGAGATGGAGACGGCCCAGCCGAAATAGTCATTTGAGGCCCGATCCGGAGCCGTAATCTTGGACTGGAAGTTCCAACTGGACCCGGAGCGGACGAAGATGTAGGCGGAACCGGTACCGGCCGCGCCGTCGTCATCGTACGGCGCCCCCGCGATGGCGTAGGACCCGTCACTCGAAATGCCAACACGATAGGCGAAGTTGTCATTTGCGGCCCGATCCGGAGCCCTAATCTTGGACTGGAAGTTCCAACTGGACCCGGAGCGGACGAAGATGTAGGCGGAACCGGAGTCGGGCGCCCCGTCGTCATCACGTAACGCCCCCACGAGGGCGTAGGACCCGTCACCCGAAATGGAGACGGATTTGGTGAGGCTAGCAAAGCCATCACCGGTCGCCGGATCCGGAGCCGTAATCTTGGACTGGAAGTTCCAACTGGACCCGGAGCGGACGAAGATGTAGGCGGAACCGGAGTTGGGCGCCCCGTCGTCGTCACTCATCGCCCCCACGAGGGCGTAGGACCCGTCACCCGACATGGAGACGCTTGAGCCGAAATAGTCATTTGAGGCCCCATCCGGAGCCGTAATCTTGGACTGGAAGTTCCAACTGGACCCGGAGCGGACGAAGATGTAGGCGGAACCGTAATCTGGTTGGGGGGTACCCGCGGGACCGTCATCCCTCCACGCCCCCGCGATGGCGTAGGACCCGTCACCCGACATGGAGACGACCCGGCCGAAGGCGTCATTGAACACCCCATCCGGAGCCGTAAGCTTGGACTGGAAGTCCCAGCTGTTCCCAGCCCCAACACTAAGGTCGCACACACTGGACCCACCATCCGTAATCCTCATGGGACCCGCGACCTCCAGGGTCTTTGTTGGGTCGGTATTCGTACCTATAGCTACACTACTTGCATAGTATATTTTGGAGCTAGCAGTTTCGGTCCATGGGGACCCCTGAAGCGGCGAACCACCCACATAGAGGCTAGTCGCATTTACTGTACCGTTCACATCCAATTTGTACGCTGGGTCGTTTGTCCCAATCCCAACATCACCACCGGATTCTACACGCATTCTTTCACTACCGGCTGTCTGCATTGTAATAGTATCGTTGGAGGGAAAATCTATATAAGTGTTTGTATCACCCCTATGGTATATATACCGATCCGTATAAAGGGATGCAGCAGTAACAGCACCCGTAGTCGTAACGGGTCGAGATATAGTGCCCTCAGTAATCTTACTGGCGTTCAAGTCGGGGATACGATCGGTGCCAAGTGTCCCCGAAGTTACGTTACTCGCATTCAAACTTGTGAGACCAGAACCATTACCGGTTACCGTTCCAATCACTTCAACATCACCGGCAAAACTCTGAATATTGGTCGTCGCCATCTATTACTATTATAGCTGTACATTTTTTTGTTGAGTTTTTATCTAATAGCCAAATGTATGTTCATCCACGCCACCCTGTGTAAAATTAAAGGTGCGACGCGATGGCACAAAGATGGGGCCATCATGGCGAAACAGGTACACAATGGGATGTGCCCAGCATCAGAATTGAGAAATATGAGCATCATTATAGCTCTCAATTGTGATCCCGAACAAGGGTGTACAATTAAATTAAAAAGGGGTCAAGCAGTGGCCTTTCCACCATACTGGACACGAATGATCTTGGGGGTGGAACTGTACGATACACTGTGAACTGTTGGACCCATGACTAACCACAGTGGTACGTACATCCCACATAGGCCGCTTTGTGGACCGCATTGGCTTCATCCGTTGGTACACCAGAGACGTCCAGGTAGCGGATTCGGTACTCGGGTTCAGTGCGATCAGTGTCCATCCATTGGAGACGCCCGTAGCTGTCAAGGACATTGTTACCGTCGTCATCCTTGAGGATCACCTGTACAGGGAGCTTCTCTGGTTCAAAGTCGCAATCCATGGTTGATTTGGCTACTGTACAGCTTCTAACAATGTCGTCATCTTGTCTTTGGGCATAACCAGGGAGGTGGGACGTTGTGACATAGTCCCCGGAGACCACATTTCCATTGGTATTCGCGACCCAAAGAGCCCCTTCACCGAGGGAGTTTACGATGACCCTATTGTCACCACTTTCCTTGTCCTGCCTGATGACTGTGGCACCGGATGTCTGTGAACGTGTGGTCCCACTCTGCTCAAAGTGGTCCACAACACCAAAGACCGACCTGTCATTGGCCACATTGGACAGAGAGACCACAGGGAGGGCCTCCGACGACTTAATGGCACGGGTCCCGGTGGTTAGGGACCCATTGAGACTGACATACTTGTTCTTGTTGGCCGAAACGACAAGGCCCTGACCCATGGGTCCCTCAGGGAAACAGATGTGTTGACCCGTGAAGGAGAGGAGAGTGCCAGCGGCTACAATGAGTGTGGAGACGGTGAGAGACGTCGCCCCAACACTAAGGTCGCTCACACTGGACCCACCATCCGTAATCCTCATGGGACCCGCGACCTCCAGGGTCTTTGTTGGGTCGGTATTCGTACCTATAGCTACACTACTTGCATAGTATAGATTGGAGCTAGCAGTTTCGGTCCATGGGGACCCCCGAAGCTCCGAACCACCCACATAGAGGCTAGTCGCATTTACTGTACCGTTCACATCCAATTTGTACGCTGGTGCGTTCGTCCCAATACCGACGTTGCCAGTCGATGTTACACGCATTCTTTCACTACCGGCTGTCTGCATTGTAATAGTATCAGCTGCTGGAAAACGTAATGCAGTATTAGTATCTCCGTCGTGATATATATAATCATCCGTATAAAGGGATGCAGCAGTAACAGCACCCGTAGTCGTAACGGGTCGAGATATAGTCCCCTCAGTAATCTTACTGGCGTTCAAGTCGGGGATACGATCGGTGCCAAGTGTCCCCGAAGTTACGTTACTCGCATTCAAACTTGTGAGACCAGGACCATTACCGGTTACCGTTCCAATCACTTCAACATCACCGGCAAAACTCTGAATATTGGTCGTCGCCATCTATTACAGTAACACTATAATTTTTTATGAGGCATGTGAAGCGTAGAAACGCCTTGGTATGATATAATTTATAAGAAATGGGAAGCATCCACGAAATATAAATTAGGTATTTTTAGTATCCAAATGTAACAACATCCGTTGTACCTTCTGTGATTTTTGATACAACCCCCGAGCTACTTTG